ATCCAGCGCAGCTGCTTTGTTCATGGCTTTAATGATGTCCTTCTTGAGGAAATCAACATGTCGGCTCTCCAGCTCCGGGAATCGCCGCTGAACCGACAGAGGAACTCCATCGAGAATACTGGCAATTTCTCCGGCTATCCGCGACAGCACGAACGTGCAGAATGCGGTCTCCACCACTTCAGCGGACTCTTTTGCATTTTTAAGTTCCTGAGCGTCAGCCTGTGCACGGGTCAGGCGGTGACGTTCATATTCAATTGTACCAGGCTGAAGATCTGACTCTGAAGCAATGCGCAGATCCTCAACCTCTTTCCGCAGTTTTTCATTCTCGATCGCCGCATCTCTGGCGCTGAACCATTCAATTGCAGCAGCAGAATCGTACAGAACCTCATTCCCCTTACCACCTCCGCGAGCAACCGGCATCCCCTGATCCTGCCAGTTCTGAATAGTGCGAATGCTGACACCAAAAATCTCAGATAGCCGTTTTTTGTTAACTTCCATTGCTCACTCCGGGCGAAAACAGAGAAAGGAAACGATAAATGGAAAATTACTGTTTTAAGGCCTAACCGTTTCCTTTCTTTTGAATGTGTGTTTCTCGTAAAAACAGACAGATAGCAAGAAGAAGAACGGAAACGGCAAAAACCAGAAAAATTTCATAAATAGCGAGAATCTGCGCGGACGCCGCCCCGTAGCCTGCCGGATTGCCAGAAAGGACCCAAAACGATAATAATTATCATCCGCATCATCATGCATGAATCGGCAGCCATTTGGACGTCTAAACGTCAATCCCTCATCGGAGTGATGATGACTGACCAGATAGCGCCTCCCGGCCTCAGCATTCCTATCCCCTATAAGGGATATTTAGTACTTTATCCCTTATAGGGGATAACCATTATCAAGCCCACCAACAGATGAGCTTTGCAATGGTTACTAGGCCGGCACAATATTGATGAAGTATTCTTTGCCCTGCTCGAACTGTTCGAAAGCTGCCGGGTTGGACACATGCATCGTTAACTGACCGCCAGGCGTGTACGTTGACCACGCCTTGTTTTCTTCGGTGTCAGCAATTACTGGGGTCATGTGGATGGTTCGATATGAATCATCTTCTGCCTTCTGAATTGATTGGCAGAAAAATTTAGCACGTACGGTCATTGGTAATCCTCTTTTATAAAAAAGCCCCGCTGTTGCGAGGCACAGAGTTTCTGGCAGTTGGAGTAAGGTAGAGTAATTTAGTCATCTCTTTCTAAAGGAAAAAATAGAAAAGGTGGTTGAAGTTATAAATCGTGACACCATATCTAAGTCTCAAAATGTTAAAATGTTAAAATGTTAAACAGGATTAATCATGAGCGAATATTTTTTACTCACATACTCTGTCCGAAATGAAGATGGGGACAAAAACGACCATAAGACAAATTCAGTCAGAGATGATATTTGCGATCTGACTTATGATGACGTGTGCAGTATCAGTGATTCCGTTTGTAGTGCAATCTATGAATGGGAAAAACTTGAAATCATTGAGACAACTATTAAAGGTTTAATTCGCTTACGTGGCGATACCCTTACTCAACGGAAAAATCACTCTAAAAAAATCATTTGCGAGATTTTTAACGAAGTACTTGGTGTTAACAACGCCAAATCATCCAAAACTCAAATCCACTGTGCAATGCTTGTTGAATCTCTAGGTGAGACATTTACCTTTCAGGTATAGGCCATAGATTAAAATTTCAACGATTAATAACAGTGGTGGTTGCCATCACTTTAGTTATAACTATTGCGATGGCAAAACAAAACCGCCGGGAGGCGGTTTATCGCTATTTGGATGTTTCGAAAGATGCAGCGATCAGTGTGTAATCATCTATGGGTCCGGACCGTTCTATCCTTCTCAGCAAACTTGCAGCAAACTTTGGTGCTTTCGAGATAGTTTCAAGAGAGAGTCTTGGTCGCTGTTCCCAGAAATGATGTGCGCCATCAGACATGATGTAAACAGTAATGACCCCATTCTCATCAACCAACTCTGATAAGGGCAACCTGATGCTTTGGAAACGTAAAGCAATGTTTCTAGATATCGCCGATGTGAGAGTGTTTTTACCAGGCAGATCACGTAATTCTTTCTTGGTGTAAATACCATCATCAAAAAGTTCTTGGTGTTGGGTGTGATCTTTGGTTATCAACTGAAGCTTTGTACCTTTTTTCACATAGACGCGGGTATCACCAATATGTCCAACGTACAAAGCTTCATGGTCAATGAAACAGAATGAAAGCGTGGTCGCTGCATTGATCCATTCAGATTTAGCATCTACAACCGCATCAACCTCTTCTTTGAGATACAGAAATGTTTTCTGGATGTCCGTGATGTTTTCATTTTTGGAAGACCTGAGAGCAGAAGTAGCAGCATCTGCTATCTCCTTAGCGCCCTCGTAAGAACCAACGCCATCAGCGACAGCAAATACAAATCCGTTACCTGTTGGAACTGGCAGAACATATGAGTCCTGATTGCCGCGGACGGAATCTTTAGGGCATGAGAAAAAGCCGCAACTCAGAAGATTAATCATGCCTGCCTCCCTTCAATTATGGCGTTAAGATCGGTAAGCATTTCACTGACTGAATCATATCTCGCAGTCGGTTTGTAAGCTGTCGCTTTACCTATCAAAGCATCAATACCATCCACATGGCTTAAATTTAAAATATTCACTATGGCACCTGCTGCATAGATGTCAGTTTTAGGACTATATAGACCCCTATTCACCTCTGGAGCTTTATACCCATCAGTTCCCATGGTGACGGCAATATTTGTTAGCACTGCTGAAGCAGCGTTAGGGTCATCGTGCTTCACTAAACCAAAATCGGACACTTTGTAATGCCCATCAGAAAATTTTAGGATGTTTTCAGGCTTGAGGTCTCGATGAAGATACCCACGACTGTGGATATATTCGACGCCTTGTAACATCATCCTAATTGCCGATAGTTTCTCATCATCGCTTAATACGTTTCCTTCAATCTCCTTCATGAGATCCGTATCGGCTAGAGGCATTACAAACCATGGATGCTCAGCATTGAGATTATGAATTAAAACAGGGACAACATTTGAATGTCGACAGCGAGATTGGTAAGTCACTTCTCTCTCAAATCTTCTTCTCCAGTCATCAGGGGTGAAGATTGAGCCAACAATGTCGTGATTGACTGCGAGACTTTTGCGGGCGTAAAAACCACAAAAATCCTCACTGGAATTGTAGAGTTCGATTTTCTCTACACGTCCAAATGTCCCGCTACCAAGTTCTGAAATTGGCCTTAAACGATAATTCCCTCTAGCTTCCATTTCGGCTCTCTTTCATACAAGTCAATGTCAGATAAATTACTACCATTTAAGATAGTAAGCCATTGACTTTTACTCTAGTAACCTGATGGCTATCAATTCAGTTGGGAGCCAAGGAGCGGCGATGTTTCTCAATCTCACGAATTCCAGCGAAGTTGTTATTGCCCTTCTCAATAGTTGCCAGCAGCGGCTTAATCCAGAGAACAGCCTGACAGTAGGTTATTGAGCCGGGGGAAGTGGCACTATCATTGGCTGCGTCAGCGTTGCTGGTATCGGGGTGCATTGCGCTGGCACGTAAACGGTTCGCGTATTCGAGCAACCCACCAGCAACATCAGCAGGAACAGGCAGATCACAGGTTTTTTCACGGCGGAGAATCTCCCGGTATTCGATAACGGTGTTATCGGTGCTGGCATCAATCAGTGAATTGTTGCGGCTGGCGTTTTCGGCTACCTGGTTAAAACGGTTAAAGTTAAGAGCCTGTGTTGCGATAACCGTCCCCTGCAAGGTGTTGTCATTTCGCAGAACGTCATTATCACTCTGCAACGTAGCTACATCGGTTCGGCTGTTTGCCAGAAGAACACAGAGGACGGCGACAATAGCTGCTGCGGCGATGATTCCAATGAAAGAGGTGCGATTCACAATAAAATTACCCCTACGAATAGAAACCATCCCCAACCAGGCATACCGAGGCACGCGAGTATTCCTGCGACAATGAAACAAATGCTGCTAGGACTCATTCGTCTATCCCCCAGCACGCAAGCGCGCTTTCTTGGTCGCGGCGCTCTACCTGGCCGTAGCAGCCATTCTTCTGGCCTTTAGTCAGGCGACAATCACGACCGCCGTCTTTAATCCACCAGCGAATCGCCTCACATGCGCCTTTACGGTCACCTGCATTGATGCGCTGATAGAACGTAGATGGGAAACATTTACCGGGGCCTATGTTGTAGGGGCAGAACGAAGCAATACCGGCTTTCTGTGGTTCGATCAGCGGTGCTTTGATATTCCGTTCAACCCAAGACAGAGCCTTATCACGTTCGATGGCATTTACCTGGTTGCATTTCGCCTGCGTCAGCTTCATTCCATTCACCACCGGTTTCCCGTCAACCATTGTGGCGCCACGACAAATAGTCCAGATCCCGGAGCCATCTTTATAGGCCGTTAGGCTGTTACCCTCCTTCTCATCCAGAAACTTATCGAGGATGACAGAGGCAGGAGCACCAGCAAGCACCAACCCAAGAACAGCAGCACTTAACTTCGTTTTAGCTCCCATCACTCACCTGCCTTTTGAAGCGCATCTGAAACAAGACTCACAGCTGCTGGACGCTCTTCTAAGGGTTTATCCTTCACCCCTTCCAGATACTCCCGAATCATGTCAGTGCGTTTCTCATCCTCTTTTCGCTTCCGGTGCGCATCAAAACGCCCATAGACAAAGGAGGCCAGAGAGATGAGTAACCCCACAGCACCGAAGAACATGTAAACCACGTCCTGGGTGGTAAATCCTAACGCAGCAGCCAAAGTGCCAAGCCACGCGAAGAACTGCGTGAAAATGTTCCCTGAATCATTCATTTTCATGGTCTCTCACCTCGCTGTTTGCGGGTGCTATTTTGAGGTAATAAAAAAGGCCGCTTCCGCGGCCCTACGGTTATTCCCCTGCCAGCAGCCTTACCTCAGTTACCGTCTGGTTAAATCGGTCCTCTTCCAGTTCTACGCCAATAGCCTGGCGGCCCAGTTCAATCGCTGCTTTAACGGTTGAACCTGAACCCATGAAAAAATCGGCAACAACATCACCGGGCTTGCTGCTGGCGTTGATGATTTGCCGAAGCATATCAGCGGGTTTTTCGCATGGGTGTTTACCCGGGTAGAACTGGACGGGTTTATGGGTCCAGACGTCAGTAAAAGGAACGGATACCGAAACAGAGAAATATCGCCGAAGCGATTTGTACTCTTCGAGCAGCTCTGAATATTTGCGATTCAACGAATGCCACATAGCCACCAGCTGATGATGTGGTGTTGTCAGTTCACCATTCTGGTGCTTGTCGATAGCAACCTGCGAGAACAGGGATTGAAGCTTCAGGTAGTCTGATTGATTCGGTAATTGCCACTGGCTGCCGCTGAACCAGTGAGAAACCATATTTTTCTTTCCCGTTGCATCAGCAATTTGTTTTGAAGATACGCCAAGCGCTTCACGTGCATCGCGGAAATAGGAAATTAGCGGGGCCATCACGTTCTGCTTCAGCTCGCTTTCCTTCTCCTTGTAACCGTTGTCTTTTGGCTTGTACGGCCCCTGGTAATGCTCAGCAAACAGTATGCGCTCAGTCGCTGGAAAGTAAGAGCGCAGTCTCTCTTTGTTGCAGGCATTCCATGGACCCGACGGTTTAGTCCAGATGATATGGTTCAGGATGTTGAACCGTTCACGCATCATGATCTCAATGTCTGCCGCTAGGCGGTGACCGGAGAAGAGATAAAGGCTGCCGGCAGGTTTAAGCACTCGCCAGAATTGTGCCAGGCACATATCAAGCCAGCGAAGATAATCGGCGTCGCTGTTCCACTGATTATCCCAGCCATTCGGCTTCACCTTAAAGTAAGGCGGATCCGTAACAATAAGGTCAATGGAGTTATCTGGGAGTGTTGCAAGGTAATGCAGGCAATCAGCGTTGACTAACTCAACACTGTTTATATTTACAGTATTTTTCATGGATCAGTAAGCGTAACTCTGATAGGCTCACTATGCTTTTGCGCTAAAGCAATGGGCCTTGGTTAGCTTGTGACCTGAAAGCATGAGCTGATGGCTGGCCGGGTGCTACAACACCCTCCAGCCGCCCATTTCACAAAAAGAACCTCCGGTAAAGGAGAGTATGATCAGGTCCCAATAGTATCCACCAGACCTGTTATTTCTTTATGTCTTCTTGCAAGGTACTCATGACATATGGCAGCACACGTACCTTGTGCTTCGCCCAATTCTGAACCTGTGCATTCTGCTGCAAATGCCATATTGCTAATAGTGTTGATGCTTTCAAAGAATTCTATGTCGTGAGGATCGCTTAAGTCCAAGTAGGAATCTAGTAACATTTTTGACTCAAATGATAATTGTGAATACTTCATCACAACTTCGTGTGCATTTTCTCTTTTAGTAATTCCAACTTCGTCCTCTCTATCAACCAGAGATTTATATGCTAACTTTGCTGAATATAATTCAGAATGATTCCTCATAAAAGCTATATACACTGCCCTTACTTCCTTGCAATTATCTTTTTTCATTTCGATTTCAGTTGCAAGCCGGGTATTAAGCTTTAAAGTTTTTAATTGCTGCTGAATACCTAAAGCATATTGCTCGCTTTGAGCACGCATATTAGTCTTGAACTGAATATAAGAAAATAGTAAAGCAACAAAAGATATAAATGCAGGAAGAATCGCGATTAATATTTTACTCAAATAATCCCAGAAACTGGAATCATTCTCCATTTTAACCGTAACAACATGGCTGGCAGGTCTCAAAACCTCTATAAGATTCAGTATGTCCATGATGAATTCCTTTCAAAAAGAAATACATCATAACAAAAAACCCCGCAGGAGCGAGGTTGGTTATAGGTTTGGCAACTTATCAAATTAGCTTCAAATATCGCTTAATTTGTTGCATTTTGCAAGCTAGATAGAAGACGATAGTGAAATTTACCTCACATTTCCGTCTCTTTCACCTCTTCAAACTCTTCGTACCGGGCCAGACTTTCGCATAGCGCCAGACTGTCCATTTCAACGAAGGCGGCTTTAAATGCTGCCCAGTGAGCAGCGTATACCCTGAGCCAGGTTGAACGCTCCACGCTCACCATGCGGGCCAGTGCCGCCCCCGCATATTCCTGGTACATATCGTTATTGCGTGATGCTGCAACTTCCTGGGCTGCGAGCCAGACAAGCCCCACTAATTTTTTTGTGACTCTGTCCTGGAGCTTCTTACTCCCCTGCTGATGCTGAAACTGCGCCCATACGTACTGACACATTAACGTCTGGTACCGGAACGTCAGATCATATCCATAGCAATACCGAACCCACGCCTGTAGATGCTCTCCAAGGCTATTTACCGAGCGACGCCAGGCAGAACTCGCAAACTCAGCATCCCTCATCGGTGGTAAAGGACGACGGCGGCTTCTTGTCTCCAAGACATAAAGCGGGGTGGCAAGAGTTTGTACTACCTTAGATCCGCAACCCTGACCGCCTTCCATGACGATTTCAGGATGATGCCGGGGATATTTATTTTTATCTGCTGGTGGATGCTCACTGAACGCCTGCAACTGTCCCTTCGTCGATCCTGAAAAATCTGCCAGCGCGCGACGCAATTCAATACGGATATATTCGAGTTCTTGAAAATTCATAATGCTCAGCGCTCCATACAATTACGCTTTAGTTATTACGCCGATCGCCAGCGCTCGATTCATAAACCGGAACAGCAGCTCCAACTGAGTACCGTGTTTTTGTTCAAACGCTGCTAAATCAGCATGTAGTTTGTCGTGGCACTCTCTGCACAGAGGGAACACAAACAAATCGTGGGCTTTAGTGGCGGTGCCGCCCATTCCATTCCCGATGACATGATGAGGATCATCAGCTGGCCGCCGGCAACCTTCACAGGGCTGGGTTTTAACCCACCTGGTATAGTCCTCATTCACCCACCGGCGGTGTTTTGGTCGCAGCATGAAAGATTCCGGTGATTCAGGATCAGCCCGTAAAGCCAGAACCTTCGGCTGTTCATCAACAATCAGTTCATTTCTGACATTTGCAAACTTTGTCGCTGTAACTGCTGGCTGGATTTTTTTCTGTAAAATACTGGCGGCCGGCGGCATAGGCACAATGTCGCTTTCACGATAGACCGATAAAAACGGCTCTTTTGGCAAGCGAAGTGCTCTGTGAGCCATAGACTCAGTGATCGCATCAGCGATACCGGAATACACAGCCCACCAGCACAATTCCCCCAGCGATAGTTCCCGCTCTTTGTTGTAGCCAAGCGAGGTCAAAATAGAACTAATCAGCCATGCGACGAGATTGCTGCGCGCCAGTTCTGACAGCGTAGTGGTTGTCTGTTCACGTAGCTGGTTATCGCAGTGCCAGCAAACGAGCATCGCACCGGGCGGATAATGCAACGTTACAAGCTCTTGATGGTGATAATCAGAATGAAGGTACTGACATTCCTTCACGTTTCGTTCTAACCATAAATCCAACGCGGACAGACCACCTGCGGCGCGAATAACCCTCTCATCGGTGAAGAATGACTCGAGGGACCTATCCTCGGCCAGCGGCTGCCTGGCATCAGGGACGAGCCCAGAAGGAAGCCCGGCCATATTTTCTGGCTGTGGCTCCACCAGCACACGACCCTGCTGAAACAGAGACATCAGATCACTACCCGGCTTTAACAGAACCAGGCCCAGACGCGGCACAGTCTCGGCAGTAAACAGTCCTCTCACGCGACATGCCCCTTAACGATGTGTGCTGTCCAAAGGCCGCCGATCCACTCGATACCTTTGGGGGTAAAACGCGCCTGGCTAAATGCGTGGTTCGTGTCACTCGTAGTGCCTGTTTTCACTTCAAACCGCCCGGCAGCAATGTGCCGGTGTCGTGGAGTCAGAACTCCACCAAGCCGGTACAGGATATCGTTTTCAATGAGGAACAGGCGGAACTCAGGCTCTTTGGCCTGTAACAGCTTTGCCACCTGGCGAAACGACATTGAACCTTTGGCAGTACAGTAGCGATCCACAAATTCAACTTTCGGCGCAGCAGCGGCTAACTGCTGGCTGAGTTGTTCTTTCTGCTCGGCCAGATCCGCAGCAAGACGTAACGCCTCAGGCAATGATTTCGGCACACTGACGACCTGACTGTTCTCCAGCTCCTGCCAGCGATCGACAACAGCGGCGGTAAACTCCGGCGATAGCCTGGCAACAATCACCAGAGAATCTCGTTTGTTAAACCAATACTCCTCATATGTCTGCCCGTTTTGCGGGTGTTCGTAGGGGGTATGCGCCAACGGCGCGGTTAAAATACCAGCAGACGCAAGGCGCTCAGCTGAGCGCTTTACATCACCATGCTTGCTCTGTACCAGCCTGGAAATCTCACGGCTGGACATTGTTACAACACCATTTGCGGTTAACTGATTCATGCTATTTCTCCATATCAGGCGGCTGCACCCGCCTTTTGATCTGCACATAATTCAGGAAGATTTGCCTCTACCAGCGCGCGGGCGAATGGCGGTGGCACCGCATTTCCACAGCGTGCTACCTGCTTATCTTTGGCGTAACGGTTACCGCGATAGTCCTGGTCGATAACGTAGCCATCTGGGAAGCCCTGCGCCTTATAAAGCTCATGCGGTTGCAACATACGCATTCCGATATCGACGATCTGGTACTTAACACCCTCGATCGTCACCAACCACTCATCCTCGTTTTCACCGCAGTAGGTTTCGAGGAAGGTCCTCACTTCGCCAACATGCTGACCACCAGCGGTAATCGTCGGCATAGGGGTATCCATCGTTTGACCGTCGCGGCAAGTGCCACGGAGCTTCACCAGGTGCGACGCAACTACCGCGTGATGATCAACAGTAGTGACTGAGTGGGCCGGCTCATCCATCCCGACCCCCGGGCCCGTGTAATTCCCGCCATAGTGCTTCGCCAGGAAGGCGCTGACCGTTGCAAACTTATTACCACCAGCGGTGACAGTGCCCAGAGGGTTATTGAGTTGGAGCACGCGCGGCTCTTGCCCTGGGCGCTCGCCGTAACCCATCTGGATCAGTGTTGGGGTTACCAGCTGCGACTTACCGCCACCACCTGCGGTAATCGTCGCGCTCGGTTCGTCTGCACGGTGCCCGACACTTGCGCCAAACTGGCGGGCAATGACCGGCGCAACAACACATGCACGGGACTGCTTTAGAATTGTATGGGCTGGTTTATCTAACGGGCGCGGCTTTGCCTGGTACTCACTGCCGCCGTTGCCAGCCAGGAACGGAGTGATTGCTGCCTCTACTACACCGAGCGCATGTCCATTCCCGCCCGGTCTCTTCGACGTGCCAGCGGTTACAGTTGGTACCGGTTCGGTTACTGGCTGCCCGGTGGCTCCGGTTCGGAATTTAGTCAGGTGCGGTACCGCCAGCGCGTAGCCGTGGGTTTTTGTGATGGTCTGTAAAGGAGACTCCAGCTCCTGCCCGCGGAAACAGTCATATTTCCCGTGTGTTGTGGTGTGGTTGCACTTGACGATAAACGGCGAAGCGCTCTCGATAACGAAACGCTGGATGCCGCGAGCAATCCTCTTCAACGTATTTTCCGCCAGCGGCTTTTTGCGGTCGAAAATGGACAGAGCCGGAATATCCCAGTCAATGCACTCCGCCGCGGTACGCCATGGCGCCAGCTTACCGCTCTGCACCTCAAGTGATTTCGGATCACCATGCGACGCTTCGGGCCATTGAATCTGGCGGCCGTCACAACGCATGACCATGAAGAAACGCTTTCTGATCGTCGGCGCGCCGAAGTCGCAGGCCCGAAGTTCACGATATTCAACCTCATAGCCAAGCCCGGTAATCAGTTCTTGCGCCTGCCGGCTGCCTGGCTCAATCGCAAGGAATTCACAAACCTCAGCAAGTGCAGGATGATTCGCAGCGATCCCCGTAGACAGCATTCCGACAAATGCCGCGAATGTTTCACCTGCACGCTCTGGATCCGGACGTAATTCCTCATCCAACAGCGGGCCCCATGTCTTAAATTCTTCGACGTTCTCCAGCATCATGACGCGGGGACGTACTGCCAGCGCCCAGCGCAGGACAATCCACGCCAACCCGCGAATCTCTTTCTTAACTGGCTTAGCGCCCTTTGCTTTAGAGAAGTGACGGCAGTCCGGGCTGAACCATGCCAGGCCGACAGGCTTGCCGCTGGTGGCCGCAACTGGATCAACATCAAACACTGACTCGCAATAATGGAGCGTGTCCGGGTGATTTGTTTTATGCATCGCAATAGCGTTTTCGTCATGGTTGATCGCAATATCAACGCTACGCCCAATTGCCAGCTCTATTCCGGTAGATGCGCCGCCGCCACCAGCAAAGTTATCAACGATGATCTCACGCACTGATCACCCCCTGCATTCTGCTGAGCAGGCCACCAGCTACCGTGATAATTTCACAGGTCGGCATACGTTCAAGCCACAGCTGGTTAATGTTGGCTTTCAGTTTGTTCTGCTGCGGAATAGGCAGCGCTTCAGCCCCCTCAATCTGGTTAAACACCAGGCCAACCTCAAGAGGCCAAACGCGTGATTCGTTTAACGCCTTGTCCTTTGATTCCTGCGTTTCACGCACGTGGGCGCGGATCCCTCTAATATTTGACCATTTGGCTTTATCCAGGCTTTCCATGGTCGCGATGAATTCACTGTGGTTGATGCCGTATTCTTTCGCAGATTCAACGGCAACCGTGCGAAGCCGCTCTGACATGTCTTGTTTCACGTCATCGCTATCAAAGACCAATGTTTCCAGCCAGGCATTAACACCGACCAGGATGCTCTCGCTGATCAGCCGTTTTGCTCTGTCTATTGTGAGTGGAGATACGTTGGTAAATTCAGGGTGTTCCACTGAATCAGCCGCCCAGGTATGCCCGAACTTTGACTCGCTGAAGGTGTACTCATCTTTCTTCCCAAACGCCGCGACAACACAGGCCCACGCCTCTACACCACTGGTTTCCAGAATGGCTTTTTGGGTTAATGGCAATTCAGACTCTGATTTCTCCGGCACTACCTCAGCGACCAGCTCCGGCGCCGCATCAGTTTGCGTTCTTGCCACTGCAAATTGGGCCAGCGAGATCGAAGCGCGACCTTTGGCCTCCAGGTCGGTGCGGTTGATGTAACTGAAACGCTCTCCTCGCCATGTCTTGTCGAAGACCACGATAGCGCCAGCAAAAAATGCGCTGGTGGGCTGCTGTTTTTCGTCTTTCGGCACGAACCATTGAGGAAGATCGAAGCCAATTCGGCCACGGATAAATGTGACGTGATCTGCCTCTTCAGGCCACCACGCCTCACTCGTCGCAGACTTAATGAGAAAAACGTACCGACCGCCCTTTTCTCGCATTGCCATAGCATGGTTAATGATGTGGGTCATCCCAGTAACCGCCTGCTTTTCATGGTACTGAGAGCGGCTGTATGGCGGATTGCCATACGCTGCACCACCGAGTTCTTTCAGCCGTTCTGACCAATCCTGCGTCAGGGCATTATCTTCAGCCGTGTACCATGCCGGGCATTTGGCGTTGCTGTCGTCAGCGAACAGATCCAGAACCAGTGGGCCAAACAACGCATTGATACCCCAAAACAGCAGATCCGGTGTGCGCCACTGATCCCCAACCTCTTTAAGCTCGTGCGATGGTTTTGAACGGAGTTCAGCCAATGCGCGGCAGTATTTAGTTTCCGTCATCCTCTGAACCCCTCTGGAATTTTGGTATCAACCGGGCCGAACTTCATTGGGTCGTGTTTCTTTTCGCCCCAGCTGTCACGCGGTGGCCGCCCCTTCTTGTCCCAGCGGATCCCGCTTTGCAGATAACCTTCAAATTTTTTCGGGCCGAACAACGTTTCAGGGCGCATGTACTGGTACTGCACATCATTGCCGTTCCAGTGCTCATGCTTAAGGTCAATCACCAGCGTTAAGTCGCTGACGGTATAACCTTCACGCAGACGGGCACGTATGTTTTCCAGAGAGGTTTTTGATTTCTGGTACCGGGATCCACTGACCTGGTTCAGATGGGTTAAAACCAGGATAGCGTTATCGGTGATCACCACTTCAGGGTCTGGTTGCGGCGCAACCGGACAAGAAGGTTTTTTACCTGATGGATCAGTAGTTGTATTTACTGACGGATCCCCCCCAGATTCTGACGGGTGAAAACTGCCGTTTTTATCGTTCTTTGATGCCTCAGATTTTGACGCGTCGGTTTTTGAGGCATCAGATTTTGATGCGTCAGAATCTGACAGGTGAGAAAAGGCAGCAGCCTGTAATTTCATCACATTGAGCTGGTAAACATTCGATGCATTGCGGTTGCCTTTCCGGCGCTGCTGGCGGGATAACCACCCGTCTTTCTCCAGCTGAGATATGGCTGTGCGAACGGTGCTCTCACCAGCACCAATCTGGCGCGCGATGGTAGCGATGGAAGGCCAGCTAACCCCTTCATCATTGCTGAAGTCTGCCAGACGCGCCATGATGGCAACGCTGGACAGCTTCATGCCAGAAGCGGCACAAGCGTCCCAAACGTAACCGGTTAATTTAGTGCTCATGGTCGTCCTTTAACTCTGAAAATTTGCGCTTGAACTGATCGAGAGGGCTGAAGCATTCATGCTCATACCCTTTCCGCAGGTAGATAACTCGTTGAGTTTCTGGCTCCCATCGGACAACCCGAACTGGGATCCCTCTGTGGTCTTTGAACCTTCGGTTAACTTCGCGCATAAGCGTTTCGCCTTCCTGTAGTAAACACCCACAATTGCGACCGCCCGACTGTGGTTACATGGCACCCAGCGGTTTGCTATTCTGCGTTCATACCGAAACAACGGTGCGCCCGGTACCGGGATCATCCTGAGTTGCGGTAAACGGTTAAAAGCCGTTAAACTGGTCATGCGGATTACTTCTCCATACAAGATTTGTCTGCCACGACGCCCGGAGCTGCACACTCGCGGGCGTCACTCTTTTCCGGCGTACAAAACACTCGGAAAAGCAGCGTCAAATGTTCCTGCCACTTAGCCATCACCTGATAGCTGTTCTCTTCAATCTGGGCACGCTCTTGAGCATCAATAACGCCGTCGGCGGTAGCTTTGCGCACGTACTGCGAATGTCTACCGATCCACTCCACTGACTCCATAAGACGCTGGTTGATGTCACCGTTATCAATTTCTTCAACATCAGCCAGTGGCACGAAAACACCGTTCGAATGGCGGGCAATAGCGTTTGCTACGTGGTTTGAGCCACCAGCACGCTGAAGCACCATCGCCCAGCCAAGCGGGAAGATTTGATCACCTTCAGCACGCAGACGGTTAAACAGCGCGTTCTCGGTCACTCCCAACCACTCAGCTGCTTCGGAATACCCCCCAGGGAGTTCGGTGATCGTCTTTTTGATTGCCGCCACCAGCCAGGCTGGCTGCTTATCAACTTTCCATTCAGGTTCATTACCCACGGCTAACCCCTTATCTCTGTGGTTACTATTAAGCTGCTGAGTCTGTAGCCTTTTGATATAGGCTGGCATCGTACTTAAGCTTGCCTTTAGTGATTCGTTCGATAACGAACGCTTGCTTCTGAGGGATAACATCACCCCATCGACAAACTGCCGGGTGGGAAATCCCAAGAACACTTGCGGTTTTTGATACACCGCCAAAGTGTTCAATAACTTCTGATTTACGCATGGTTCCTCCTGGTTAACTTACGCCTTAAAGGTAACAAAAGGTACATTAAATAGCAAACAACAGTTACGAGGAATCAATGTAACATTGGTTACATGAAAACAGAGATGAAAGACCGTATAAGATCCCGTCGAGTACAGCTCGATATAACGCAGCAGACACTGGCCAAACGGCTAGGAGTTAGCCGTGTGTCCGTGACCAAATGGGAGAACGGCACTACAAAGCCTGATGGTGAGAACCTCCACCAGCTTGCGATGGCGTTACAGACTACTCCGGAATGGATTCTTTATGGGAAAGGTGATGAGGTACATGATGATACAAAAGTCGTTCCTTTCCTTAAACCTCCTACAGCTGTCCCAATTATATCTGCTGTCCAGGCAGGGATGTGGACTGATACATACGCGTGCTCAAGGCTTTCTGATGTGATTTCATGGACGCAAACAACTGCAAACGTTTCTGATGAAGTATTCGGTCTGGTAGTTCGTGGGGAGTCAATGACCAACCCTCATGGTCTTCCTTCAATTCCAGAGGGATCGATTGTTATCGTTGAACCTCATTATGGTCAGCTTGATGACCTTTACGGAAAAATTGTTGTGGCAATACTTGATGGGTCAGCAGAAGCCACAGTGAAGAAGCTGGTATGGGATAGCCCGTTCGCATATCTGATGCCTCTTAATCCTGCATTCAAACCTATACCGATAGACGGCAACTGCCGAATTGTTGGGAAGGTTGTCCAAATAACCCAGAATATTTAAGTTATTCATTTCTAATGCCGGATATCCTTCCGGCATTTTTTTCCTCAGAAAGGTAACAAAAAGTACATTGCCCGCTTGACCGTAAAGGTAACCAAAGGTACATTTAAAACACACAGAAGGTACCGACAGTTACACCGCCCGAAGTGGTTAGTAATCAATACGGCACCACCGCGCCTGATGTGGTTAAAAGCAGGCTAAAGCAATAAGAGGTAACCCCTGTTCTGGCTGTTCACTTTCCCCTTGAGGGTGACAGCCAGCTTTTTAAGGGCGCAACAGGCGAGAGCATTGCTGATTATCGGACTGCGTGAGACGCGACGCGGTAAAGCAGATAAACAGTGTTCTCACCGTTGTGGTAATGCGGCTCTGCGCACGTGACGAGGCCAACAAGTTTTTATTTCAACTTTTGAAATGAATACGTTTCTTGAGGTGTAGCGTCGCCGGTTCTGGCCGGTCCGGCAGGTGGAGGCACCACCGCCACAACAAATGCATTGCTGTGTGTAGTCTTTGCCCATCACATCGGTGGGCACCTTTTTTACACAACAGACAAGGGCATCACCTGGCGACGGGCTCATTCCCCAATCCACCCGGGCGCAGAAATGGAGGTTGCAGCCTTCACTGCTACGCAGGTGCCCTTTTCTGTTGTGTATGGAGAAGTTCACTGGCGGTGGCAGCCGCCTCACTGAGGGTAAAAGCATGAGTAATGACCGCATGACCGTAGTGCCCGATTTCCTGGGCGAACTGGATGCCGGCGTGTTCATGAACAAGATCGCGGCAGCTTTAAACACCACCGCGCTTGGCGTTCTGAATAACGGCACCAAAGGCAAAGTTGTCCTCACCTTTGATTTTGAGCGTATGGGTAATTCCGTCGAAGAGAAACGCGTCAAGATCAAGCACAAGCTGAACTACAGCACCCCTACCCCGCGCGGTAAAGCTTCCGAAGAAGACACCACCGAAACACCAATGTGGGTCAATAAAGGCGGGAAGCTAACCATCCTCCAGGAGGATCAGGGACAGCTGTTCGGGATCAACGGCGGCGTAGACGGAAAGCTTAAAGCGGCTCAGTGATCCGCAGCAGACAAATCACTGACATCACTTTGACCACATTTAAAGGAAATTTTATGTCCCAGATTTTAGACGGCAATGCCCTGCAACAGGTTAAAGACCTGGTTCTTTCGGGTTACCACCTTAGTGCATTAAAAGAAACGGCTTGCCCTACTGCCATACTCCCTGCTGACGTTAACGTAGAAAGCCTCGAGCGTTTCGACCTGGAGCGTTTTCGTTTCCGTGGCTCCATGACCACAACCAGCATTACTGATTTTGTGCGTTACGCTGCCGGCTATGCCAACGATGCAGAACCAGCGCGCTGCTTTATCGATGCTGACAACATGACGGCACGCACCGTCTTCAATATCGGTACGCTGGCTAACCCTGGCCATGCAGATAACATCGCCGCCATCACCCTCAAAAAGACAGCGCCTTTCCGGGCCATTCTTCAGGTAAATGGTGATCGTCTGGGCCAGAAAGAAATTGCTGAATGGCTGGAAGACTGGGCCGACTACCTCACTGCCTTTGATTCCGATGGCAAAGTGCTGACCATCGCGCAAGCAGCTGGTGCTGTACGCCGCGTCAACATCAAACAAGTTTCTGAAGCTGCCCATGAAGAAGAAGACTTTGGCGGCAAAAAGTCACTGATGCAGAGCGTTGAAGCAAGCAGCAAAGACGTCATGCCAGTAGCATTTGAGTTCAAGTGCGTGCCGTATGAAGGTCTGGGTGAACGACGTTTCAGCCTGCGCAACAGCCTGCTGAAAAGTGGGGAGCCGATGTTTGTGTTGCGCATTGTTCAACTGGAAGCACAGGAAGAATCTATCGCCAATGAGTTCCGCGACCTGTTGATCGAGAAATTTGCCGAAAAGCCGGTGGAAACCTTTATCGGTAACTTTAAAGCGTAATTTCTCTGCATTAAATCCCCGGCGCCGCGGGGATTTATTGAAGCGTAATTCCTTTATTAATCGCCAATGGCGAGGGATTCGTACAACCAAAAACTGGCGCAGGTGCAGCTGCCAAATATGGAGAAGAAAAAACGATGAGTTATATCCAGACACTTTCAGGTAAGAAGTTCGATTACCTCAATTCAACAGCTGACGATGTAGAGATCGAGGATATTGCGACCGCACTTTCCCACATCTGCCGCTTCAGTGGTCATCTGCCGGAATTTTACAGCGTTGCCCAGCACTCGGTACTGTGCAGCCAGCTTGTCCCTCCAGAGTTCGCCTTTGAAGCACTGCTGCATGATGCGGCAGAAGCATATTGCCAGGATCTTCCTGCGCCTCTAAAAGCACTGCTGCCAGATTATCAACGTATCGAAACTCTGGTTGATGAGCTGATTCGCGACAAGTTCAACATCGGACGAGAAATGTCATCCGTTGTGAAATATGCAGATCTGGTGATGCTTGCCACCGAACGCCGTGATCTGGAAATCGATGATGGTTCGGTGTGGCCCTGCCTTGAAGGTATACCGGCCAGCGACCTCATCCAGATCGTGCCTCTTCGCCCAGGCCAGGCGTATGGCTTGTTCATTAACCGTTTCAATGAACTTACGGAATTACGCTCATGCCTCGCATGAAGATAAAAGAACTGGTAGCCGCAGCTCATGCTGCGGCGGGGAAACTGCCACCAGCAGAAGCTTTACTGATGCGTGAAGTTGCCACTCGTCTGGACGTAACGTTTGCAGCATTGACGGAATCGATGGACCAGCGAATGAGCCTTGACGCTGAAATTAACCATCTCCGCCAGGAGAAAGTGGAATGATTACTAAGAGAACAAACAAGAAATCCTTGCGCGCCACGCTCGCCAGGGCCAAACGTCATAATTACGAGAAGATGGTTATTCGCGTTTCTCTGATAGAGGAATTACTCGACCAACTGGACGCGGTAGAAAATTTGAATATTGCGTTAGCTGCTGAAGTAAAGGACCTCAAACACCCTGGAACTTATTTGCCAACCAAAAGAGCTACGCCGGCAGCAGATGCGGTCCTGGCTGAATTGCGGTCGCAGGTAATCAGAAACGCACTTAACGAGTGCACAGAATATCTGGACAGGGACTGCATCATGGATTCCAACGGCATCAGTTATGAAGACGCTGCTCTACGTGAAACAGGGGCAATGGCACTGCATGATGCGTTAATTCGCCAGGAGCACGCCGTATGAGCTCAGAAATCATCGATCAGGCAAACGAGCTGGTAGAGCACCGCCTACAACTGGCCATACAAAAACACCGTATTGATAAGAATGCAGTCTCTGCACAGCACTGTTCTGGATGCGGAGAGGACATTCCTGAGGCTCGCCGGGTTGCAATGCCAGGCTGCAAAACGTGCGCCAGTTGCCAGGAAGTTTTAGAGCTCATGATAAAGCAGCGTAAGGGGTAATCGGCGATGGCAATAAACCAGAAAATAAAAACCCATACCGGAACCATCATCACCAAAGATGGCGAGAAAACCGTGCGGTTACGCGAGACTCCAACGACCTGGTGTGTTGGCCGCAATGAAACCTATCGGAAAGAAGATGGCCGCCGCAGCGGTGCGCCACTGACATCACGCCGTTTGATTCTGAGCAGCATTAAGCCGATAGAAGGTGATGAAGTATGAAAACTTATTACATCCATCCGGCTGCATTCGGTAGCACGCAAGGCCCCGGCCACGGGCATGTGCCTGTTGTAAAAGCTGAGGACTTCGAGAAGCAGCGCGCCAATCTGGAAGCCGCAGAGAAGCGGATTGCTGAGCTGTCAGACAGCCACAGCAAACTCCGTGAAGCAATGGCTGGCATTCACAACACAATCACAGGCGGAGGTGCTTACACGCCGCTGTCTGGCATCCTGAATGCCTCCAAACGCGCCTATGAAGAATCGGCAGTTGCCGCCAGCACAGTTAAAGGAGAGTGAGATGGCGAAGTCACCAATGAAGTACATGGTTCGCGCCTGGAACAAAGAGCTGAAAAATCCGGCCTGGGGAATGGGTAACCGAAAGCACCGTAAAAACTGCGCCCGCAACTGGGCTTCTGTCACCGTCGCAGCAGCTGAATCATGGCATGAACAGATAGACAGCCAGGACGCCGCAGACGAAGCAGTAGCAGAAGATGTAAGCAACTGGGATGCCTAACCAGTGGCGTAATAGACCTGGTGGGGTGGACATGGTGAACAAACTTAAACAGCGGCGAACGCGCCGCCTTAAAGCAGACGTGACCTGGTGGAAAGCTGAAGCGCAGGACTGGAAAGATATCGCGATGGAGCACGCAGCTGAAATAGACAGGCTACGC